TCGGTGGCAACCCATCTGCTGTAGTTATGGTGGGAATGGGGACGATGCTTGCCCTTTCGGGCAACGCAAGAGACGCACAAACGCTAATGTCCATCTCTGCTGGCCTAATGCCTACGGAGGTAGAGGGAGCAGAGAGCTGCCTCATATCGCACATGAAGACGGCGGCTGGGAGCCTCCCAGACAGGGTAATGGGCGCACCAGTCCGAAGCGATGGGACGCTTGGACCGTTGCTGGACAGCGGATTTGATTCACCAATCGTGGAAGGCATCCAATGAACCCACAAAGCTATGTAGTTCGAGGAGCAGCAGGACACTTCGTGGATGAGTGCATGACTGTAAGGCTGTGCATCCGCTGCGACAGGCTGATCAACAGGTCCAGTGGATGGGCAACGATAGCTCAGGTGATTTCTAGGAAAGCCCCGCAACCACCGTGGATGTGCGGAGGGGTGCTGTGCGCTCCATGCAGAAGCTCGTTCCTTCAATGGATAGAGTCGCGTGACTAAACGGTGTCGATTCGAGTTGACAAACAGAAAGCAACCCTGTTACCATTGATTGTGTCGGCTGATTGCCAGACGGAAGAGAAGAAGACAGCCCTACCCGGGACAGATGCTGACCTGGGTAGCAACTACCATCGAAAACCAACAAGAAACTAGGAGTGAGACATGCACGAAGTTGAAACCATGATGTACGCCGGGATTACCCCATGGCACGGACTCGGAACCTACGTGGGAGACGAGCCACTCACCTCAGAGGACGCAATCATTCAAGCCGGCCTCGACTGGACCGTAAGCAAGCGTGACCTGTTTGCCTTTGCTAACGGCAACGCCGTCGCTGTGGACAACCACAAGGCAATCGTGCGCGACACCGATGACTCAGTGCTTGGCGTGGTTGGTAAGAACTACACGCCAATCCAAAACCTCGACGCCTTCGGGTTCATGGACTCCCTCGTGGAAGAGGGGGCTATGCGCTACCACACGGCGGGTTCGCTGAGTGGGGGCCGCAGGGTCTGGATGCTGGGCAAGGTTGGCGAGAGCGAGATTGTCCCGCAGGACAAGGTTGAACACTATCTGTTCCTCTACAACGGCTTCGACGGGAAGACCTCCCTTCGGTGCTTGTGGACAGACGTGAGAGTGGTCTGTGCAAACACAGCAAGGGCTGCCTTGAACCGTGGAGCGAAGAGCGGTGTCAGTGTGCGACACACTCGGAACGCGATGGCGAACATCAAGGAGGCGCAGAAGGTGCTGGGCCTTGCGGTTGAGGCCTTCGATGAGAGCGCTGAGTTCATGCGGACGCTGGCAGACACTCCGATGCCAACGAGCGACTGGGTTGATTTCTGCCTCACCCTGGTTCCTGAGCCCGCCACCGATGAGGACGGAAACGTCAGCAAGCGTGGCCGCACACGAGTTGATAACCAACGACGAGAGCTGACGAGCCTGTTCCTCAGTGGTTCTGGCTCCTCCATCCCCGGCGTGGCTGGCACTGCGTGGGGTGCGTATAACGCCCTTACCGAGTACGCCTCGTTCCACCGAACGACTCGCGGCTCTCAGGATAAGCGCTTTGAGTCGCTGCTCCTCGGCACTGGCAACGACTTTATCCAGCAGGGCACCGACATTCTCCGCGACCTGGCAGCGTAACTATTCTTGGTTGACCTCCGGCGTTCCCGCTGATAGTGTCGGCGGGGCGCAGGGGGCAAACCAGAAGGGATGGGAAATGGAGATTGAGAAGTGCGTTGCTGCGTACAGGTCAGGAGAAAGCCTTGATTCTCTGGCAGCAAAGGCTGGGGTTTCACGAACCACACTAACCAAGAAAATAAGGAATCACACAGCCATAAGGAAGGCTGGACATTCAAGACCAACACCACGAACTCTGGGTCCAGAGTGGGACGACCTTGGGCGTGTTCCAGACACGCTGCTTGCGAAGCAAGTGGGCTGCTCCAGACAGAACGTCGCAAAGATGAGAAAGACAAGAGGGATTCCCTCTTTCAGGGAGACGGAGCGCAAAAATGCAAGAGCTAATAACCCAGTCGGAAGTGACGACATTTAGTAGGTGCGAAAGGCGCCATGACCTGAGATACAACAGGCGGCTCGTTCCATTTGAAGAGCATCCAGCGCTGACCATGGGAAGCGCCTTCCATGCCGGCGTCGAGTCGCAATCAATTGAAGCGGCGCTTGTCGTCATGCGTGGCAAGGACCCGATCTGGTCGATCTGGGAAGGAGACGCCCAGCGAATACGTGAGTCGGTTGTGATTGCAATGGTGGAAGGTGGCCTCTCACGCTGGACGGAGTGGCCTGAGGAGCAAGAGGTTCAGTTCGAGTTACCGCTTCGGCACCCAGTCACGGGCAACGCAAGCAAGAAGCATCGCTTCAGTGGTGTCTTTGACGGAGTTTGGAGGCGCTCGCATCCAGACTATCCAAACGAGGTTGTGCTGGGCGAATGGAAGACAGCGTCCGTGGTCAACAAGGACTACATGCAGCGCCTGGAGATTGACTTTCAGATCAGCACGTACCTTTGGGCGGCACAAACGCTGTACGGCGAGCCAGTTAGGAAGGCCGTCTATCGCGTGGTCAAGAAGCCAACCATCAGACAAAGAAAGGAAGAGTCAGTTGAGGAATATGCCGAACGAGTCCGGCTTGACTACCTGGACAGGCCCGACCACTACTTCTTCGAGGTCCTTGTTGAGAGAACGGATGAGCAGATCGAGGAGTGGAAGCACCAGGCATGGGCCACGCACAAGAGAATCCTTCAAGTCAAATCAGGTTCTCTGCAGTCAATCAAGAACACACAGTCCTGCATTAGCCGTGGTCGATGTCCGTACTTCGATCTTTGCGTCGGTGCAATAGATGAAACCGCATTCAAGAAGCTGCCAACCAAACACAGGGAGCTTAGGGAGAAGACAAATGGGAGTAATTCCTGAAAAGCCATCACCGCCAAGCACAAAGATGATGGACTACGCTTGGCACTTCTACGGAGAGCCTGGGGTGGGCAAGACAACGCTTGCAAACCAGTTCCCAGACCCTCTGTTCATCTCAACGGAGCCAGGAACCCTGGCCATGCACGCCGCCACCATCCCTGTTGGGTCATGGCAGGACATGAAGCTTGTCCTTACGGCGCTCAAGGAAGAGAAGCACGCCTACCGCACAGTTGTTCTCGACACCGTGGACGTTGCTTACACGCTGTGTGCAGCCCACATCTGCGAGGCAAACGGGTGGGTTGACGTTGCTGACGGAGACTGGGGAAGGGGCTGGAGAGCTGTAGATCGCGAGTGGACAATGATGATTTCCAAGCTGCGACTGCTGCCGGTTTGCACCGTCTTCGTCGGACACGAGAAGAGAGAAGAGATCATGGAAAGGCTGGGCTCCAAGGACATGGCGACGGGGCGGCACAGAGTAAGCACAGCACTCCCAAGGAGCGCACGCTCGACCCTTCACGCCGCAATGGACTTCATCATTCGCTGCGAGTTCACTGAGGACAACGAAAGGATCCTCAGAACACAGCCCTTAGAGGGCAAGAGAGAACGCATCGAAGCAAAGGCTCGTGGATGCCAGGGAGCGATGCTTCCAGACACACTTGAAATGACATTCGATGCACTACACGGGGCCTTCAAGGCCGGATTCACAAACACAAACAAGGAGGCAACAGATGCCTAACGTGGGAGATATGTTTGATTCAATTGAGGCGAAAGACACAGGCAGTAACGAAGGAGGAAGGGAAGAGCGCAAACGCCGCGAGATGGACCGCGTAAAGGACGGAACATACGTGGCCACAGTGGACGACTTCAGCGTTTTCAGCACCGAAGGCGGAGACTTCTACGTGTCTTGGTGGTTCGTTGTTTCTGAGGGCCTTGCAAATGGTGCAGAGCTTCAGAGTTTCTCCAGCGTGAACCCGGGCTCCGTGAAGTTCATCAAGCGAACTGTCCAGCGGATAACCGGGCGCTTCCCAGAGTGGTCTGACTTGTTCAATACAGAGACTGGTCGAACCGGCTCTCTCCGTGATGACGTGCTGGGCAAGTCTGTTCAGATCACACAGAAGACGAAGAACAAGAACGGAAAGAACTACGTAAACGTCTACGTGGACAAGCTCTTGAAGCCTGAGTCAGCAACGCCTCCCGCAGCGCTTCCTAGCGAGCCAAGTCCTGGCTCTGGCACGGAGTCCCCTGACGACGCCGTTGATATGGACGATTTGTTCTAAACACGGGCGCCCCGCTCCTTAGAAAACCCGCAACCTCTGGGGTGCTTGGAGCAGGCCTGAATAAACACAGGCTCTGTTCGTGTTTGGAGGCTCAGGTTTATACCTGCCGGTGGAGGTGAACGGAGCCCTGCTTAGAAGGGTCTCAAACCGGCATCTATTAACCGTAGCTAGGAGATAGACATGGGTCGCAACAAACTCACAGACAAGAACAGGTACACGGTGACAACATTCCCGTCGCCTCTTGACGTTTTGACTCTCGCCAAGGGCCAGGCCGGATTCGCTGGGATAATGCACACGCTCGCAAGGGTTTGGATCAAACCCCGAATGTCTTGGGATGGGGAAGGGCGAAGACTTGCTTGGTACTTCAGTGCGATTTACCGCGAGGACGGTTCCCTCTCGTCAGGGAAGCTGCATATTGCCGAAGGTTACGTCTACTCAGGCCCCAAGGGGATAGAACTGAGTCTCCCCGATGTGGATCTCAGGGATGAGTTCGACACCATAGAGGCCGCAGAAGCTAAGTTCCCACACCCACGAAACGAGGGCTGGCACCTTCTCGACGCGGACATTCGGAAAGAGTGCCCAGACCATCCCGAGGAAGACGACGAAGAGGGGGGTGCGTGATGCCTTACAACAACGAAGCCCCATTCGTGCTTGGCTCAGAGACATCAGAAGAAGCAGCTAAGAGTATCGACGCAGCCACAATCAGAGGGCGCGTAGAACAGCTTCTCAAAGACCTTGGGTGCCTCGGAGCTACAGACGAGGAACTAGAGCGCAAGCTAGGCATGAAGCACCAAACAATCAGCGCTCGACGCAGAGAGCTTGTCTTGCTTGGCAAGGCAAAGTCCTCTGGCTCGAAGAGAGAGAACTCCTCTGGCTGCAGGGCTACGGTTTGGATTGCGTGTGACGAAGCTCCCACTAAGGCACACAAGGCTGTCAAGGCATGCCCACTGTGCGGGGGCTCTGGCAAGGTCAGGTACCCATACGAAGAGGGCGCGAAACAACCATCCTTGCTTGACTGGTCAAGAGGCGAACATACAAGGCTACCCTAGGGAGAGGGCATGGCTCAGATGATCAAAACAACAGACGCAATCAACCTTCTTCACACAGCCCTTGCCACGACAAGAGACCAGAGCAGACGCGGAGCAATCCTTGAAGCTCTCTATGACTACGGAGAGAACGTTTCCGTCCTTCCGCCAGGCTGGACAAGGGACCAGGAGCTAAAGGCCCTGATAATGGCGCTAAGACACCTTACTCAGGACGAGTGGAGGCTTGTCGTTGAAGAGTCCGAAAGGAAATGAAGCACCAGCACCAGTACGGCCCTTGGAAGATGCACAAGCAGGGAGAGAACAAGGGCCTGCCCGACAAGGAGTACGCATCTACTCTTCGCTTCCCACCCTTCTGGTTTCGGAAATGCTCATGCGGGTTCGAGCATTGGCACAGGTGCTACGGCAAGCCAAAGGCAGCTACGAAGTTTAGCGAGCTGTGGGGTACGAGAGCCCTATAGGCGGAAGGCCCCGGAGAGAGTGGGAGCCCCCCGAGGCCCTCCTAGGCGGGCGGCGGAGCTTGCCCTGCCCTTAAGAAATGCAGAGTTCGAGGTCTATATCAGCGGCGCCGGTTACCCCGGTTGCGTCAGCCGAAGCAGTGAGCGTAATCGCGGTAGAAAACGGAACGCCCCTATCAATGTAGACCGTGATGTTTGAGCTTGCTGTAAGCCTAAGAAGAACGTCGGCTGTGCTGGCGGCGGGTGCCGCTGCGTCCCAGAAAGACACATGCCGAACGCCGGCATCGTTGTTCACTATGTGTGCTGCGT